ATAACCATAGCCATCGCCATAGCCATAGCCATAGCCATAGCCATAGCCAGAGCCAGAGCCATCGCCAGAGCCATCGCCATAGCCATCGCCATAGCCATCGCCAGAGCCATAGCCAGAGCCATAGCCAGAGCCATCGCCATAGCCATCGCCATAGCCAGAGCCAGAGCCAGAGCATGCCCATAGCGGAATATCTCTTTTAAAACCCTTAATTGGGAGTAACTTCTCTGCCCATATTAAATCAGACGTGGGGAGGTTTTCTAAGCGTGTTCCAACTTTAGGAATCCTGTTTGAACAAGCTCCAAATAGAATAACCTTAGCCACGTCCTCTTTAGTGATTACGCCTTTTTCCATGCTTCAACTGCCTTTTCTTCAACAGGAGTTACACTGGTTATTTTGTATAAGGTAATTTCTTTTATCTCAGATCCTATTTTACAATTTGTATCTGGTCCTTTAGAAGCGAGCCCAAGAAAGCCACCGATACTTGATGCCCAATAAATACAATTACGGCAATTAGTGAGAGTAATCTCTTCTGGTGCTTTTTTATCATTCTTAACGAATCCGAAAAACACGCCTCTAAATTCTGTTGTTACTAATACTGGTTTACTCATTTCTATCTCCTTTATTATTGTTGGTTGTATATCAAACATGGGAGCAAGACTTACACTTGCCTCGGACGCTCTGCAGAGCGTGAGAAATTATCCATCCCATGTGTGTCAAAGAACTATTCATCCGTATCAAATATCTTCTGGAAACAATCAATGCACCAAAATACTTCCCAATCCTTAGCCTCATATTCCCTAGAAGGGCAGACTACAAACCGTGTTGATAAATCGCTCATAAGAATTGTGGGTTCATCCATACCTTTAGGTATTACCATCCACCACACAGTATTGCCATTATCATCTTGGAATGGCTCTGGTTCTCTATGGCATTCCATACAAGTGTTCATATCATCCTTCCAACTCTTTTTGTTCTTGCCGCTCAATCCCCAAAAGTTTGCTTAACGGTTCGGTCATTTAAGCTCCTTAATCTCTACTGGGAATGACCTATTATTTTCATGTATTCTAACGTGTGCTAATATTCTAAAAGGTCTATCTATTACCACAGGACCACCCATGTATACAATTTCAAAAGTAGATACTATTCTTCGCTTAACCTTCCTAGCGTTCTTAACAGTCATCGTTGCTCTCCTTATTTCATAAGTAAAAAGAAAAACCATCCAATAAAAATTAATACTCCAATAACTACTACTGCAATAAGTGTGTTATCGTTCATACCGTTCGTTCTCCATTTCGGTTTGCTGATTAGCACGCCTTACCTTGTGAACGGTTGAGTAGGTTAGCGTTCTCGTAGATGTTGCCAATTACCTTAAAATAATAATTGTCATAAGGAACATTGTTTCCAAAATCCCCCCATACAATTTCTAAAGGTATGGGTTTTTGTGCTTGATTATCCCAATGCTGTGTATTTGAATCATGGCAATCTTCTACGGCTAAAATATCTCCCTCATAAATCTCCTTGCCATTCTTGTCTTTTAAGCCTGTGAATTGCATTGGTTCAGATAATTCATCATATTCAAAATCTAGCGAATAATTACCTTCTTGCGGTTCTCTTATCTTAAATGACAAAGACTGGTATTCAGAACAAATCCATTGCTTATCCCAATGGTACATTTTCTTACCAACTTTATCATATTGGCGAAACTTTATTTCCCTCATAATCATCCTTCCCTTGTGAACGGTTGTTAGTGTGCTTGCTTACTTTATCACATTGTCCAAACTTCTTTCCATCTTCTAACCATACACAACCTTTCCAGCCACATTCAGGACATAATCTTTCATCTCTTGTGCTATTCCTATTCTTCGTTAAGAAGGCATTACACTCTGGGCAAAAATTCATCAATCACCTCACCTAGTCCTTTCGGATATTAAATATAACTATCATACTATCGTGCATAGGTTTTGTTTTCTCTGTAGTCATTTTTCCAAAAGTATTAACGCCAATAAATGATATTCTTCCTTTCACAAATCTTATTTCTTTTGCATAAGGTTTAATTACTTCATGGAATAGTTTTGTGCTAGTGCTTACAGGAAGAAGCAAGACGCATACTTTTCCTTTGCGACTTTCTTCTAATGCTTTATTAACAAAAGCGTTTTTTAGTTTAAGACTATATGGCGGATTTATAAAATTTGATTCTCCCCACTCAATCTGAAGTCCATCTTGCAAAGGATTAGCATTAAGAGGACATGGATCAAAATCAAAATTGAACTCGCTATTAAGAGCATCGTAAACATTTTTAGGAGTTGCCCAATTATCTTTATGGTCTAAGTTTCTATTCTTCATATATCTCAACCTTCTTCTCTACGTCCTTACTGTTCATCGTTCACCTCTAAGCAGGGTTAATAGGTTGGTTAACTTTTATCACTAAACCCTCTAGCCTTACAATACTTCTTGTATTCTTCCTTCTCTGATGGTGTGGCACATTCTTCATCTAGCCAAGCGTCTTGCCCATTAAGCAAGTAAATACCAAATCCGTGATAAATAACTCCATCGTGCTTAATTCGCCATTGACCGTAACAGGTGTCATCACTCGAGTATTCTAACCATTGTTTTCTTATGACTTTACGTTTCATCTCAACCCCCCTTCCGCTCTAAAGGTTAATAGGTTAATATTATTTATCCTCATTCAATGCTTTAGGTCCAAAATCTTTATAACATTGTTCACATATATGGTTACCATCATCTCCGCAAGAAACAAATTCATCCTCTTGAAAAGGTTCGTTACAATTATAACAACAATAAATTTCTTCGTGGCATTGTGAACAATCAAACTTATATATTTTATTTACAGTTCCATTTACACTCATTGGTCTATAACTCCTGTTTTAGTATATGTTCGTGTCATTATTCCTTTTGAAACCTTTGTGGTGGCGGGATTAGCAGTACCGAATTGCTGGCAGATTGCTTTAGCGATATGCTCACAATCTTTCATGTACAATTTATTTTTATTACATTCCCATATTTTCATAGCTAATGATACTTCACTCAACCTCTGCAACTCTTGCTTAGCAGTGCCGAATTGCTTGCAGATACGTTCAGATAATTCTCTATCATCAGCCATTGCTTTAGGGTCATAAAACCTATCTGGATTTCTAGTCATATATTTACTAATTATCCCAAATATTTCCTCAACGTCCAACCTCTGTAACTCTGAACGCTTGGTGTGCTTATCTGCTGAACAGCAAACCTCACTCTTAACCTCGCAGGGTTCGGAACGCTTAGCATCCTTAGCGTCATGCTCGCAAGGCTCACTAGATTCCTCATTGGCTAATTCTATAGTTAATTTATCCATAAGCTTTCGTTCATCAGGAGTAACCCATTGACCTTTTTTAAGTAATTCGGTAAGTAGCATCTCTCTTTCTTCGCTCATATCAACTCCTTTGGTAATTCCCATTCTTCAATTTTCCCATAGTTCTTAGATTTCTTACGAGCGTTATCAACCGTAACCTTAATTTGTTTTGGATCTGTAATTATTTGATATATAACGTTATGAAAACCTATAAATTTATGTTCAAACTCAATTTGTGCAGGACTTTGAATGCCACCATCTTCACGCTTAACTTCAAAGAACATGATATGTAATATTTCATCTACTGGAACAAATGCCCATAGGTCAGCTGAACCTACTCTGCCTGTCATCTGTCGATAGCCTTGCATATTCATGCTCATACCTACAGACATTCGTTCCCAATGTTTAACCCATCCCATAATCTCAAGACGTTTGAGCATGTCTTTGCATTGTGATAGGACTTGTCCTTCTGGAGTTAATCCTCCCACGCAATATCCTTTGGATCTAATACTTCTTTAATCTCAGGTTTAGGTTTATGCACTTGTTCAATGCGCTTATCAAAATTATATTCTTTGATATTAGCATATTGACCATTATGAATAACCGAAGCATAGAACTGCATACCGCACCAAAAATCCGTATCAATGGTTAAACCTTTACCTTTATAATCTTGATTTATTGCTTTAAGAAATAATCTAGTAGCCCAAAAACCTTTACCATCTTCATCAAGGGTAAGTCTTTGAAGTATTGTTCTGCCTTCCTCATCACCGCCAACAACCTCGCATTTAGCTACAACAGTATTTTCATCAAGTTTTTTTTCAAATGGACAATTATTAATATCATAAATATCCACCACTTGAAAAAGATGTTCTTTCGGACTTGGTAGATCGAATTTCTTTTCTTCTGGCTCTTCGTTGTAGTCTTTTGAGTAAGTACGTTTGACCATTATTTTGTCTCCTTAACATTAAGTTTTAATACTAATTGTTCGCAATAAGATATTAATGACTTTATCTCTAATTCTGACATTTCAATGAATGATTCAACTTTACATTTCTTAAACCATTTCTCAATAGTCTCCTGATCTATCTTTAATCCTTCAATAAGGCTATTTAAACGTGCAATATCCTGTACCGATGCCAACGCTACTGGAACAGATGCACGCTCGACAGTCTCTTTACCATATAAACCAGAGAATTCATCATAGGTCAATGGAAATGAATCTCCTTCTGGTAAGGTGTCAACACGGGACTTCTTAACAATAAAAGTCTTATGACCCTTACCTATCTCAATCCAAAGATCCAAAATATATTCTAGCTTCTCATACCCGTCAAAGGTACTTCCAGCATCAATAATATCCTTTCCTTTTTTTTCCCATTTCGTTTTTGAATGACAGATGAGAATGATGTTAAGGTCACATTTTTCAAGTGTAGAGATAAGTTGCCTGGTAGGTATATTTGCCATTTTTTTATCTCTTCCAAAATCGCTTCCTCCTTTAGCCTCTGCTTCACTTGCTTCAAGCATATAGAGGTAGGTGAAGCTGTCGATAATAAGCGTCTTATATTCGTGTTTAGTGGTAGTGAGTTGTTTAACCTCTTCGATAACCGCTTTAAAGTCTTGACTTCCTTCTTCTTTTCCAAAGTAAGATCCTCCCGATTTCTTAAGTAAGTCCTGATATTGTTGACGAGTTGCTCCACCTTCGCTGTCGATTAGGTATGGTTTAGGGAATTGTAATGCGAAAAAAGTTTTCCCAACACCTGAATTACCTGAAATCATAAACTTTGGTTTTGTTGGTTTTACGTCTACTGGTGCTTTAGCTTTTAGTGCCATTATTATTCTCCTTGTCTTGTTAACTGGTCAGGACTAACCCAAGACGAACCATATTCATCCTTATAGCACTCCCGACACATTTTCATTTCATCAATATACTCATAATCCAGTACAGACTCACCGCATGATGGACATATTAACTCTGGAGCATCACCGTCATCTGCTCTGGTACGGTCATTATCTGGTTTGTACCCTGCTGCCTTAATAATTGCTTCATTACTAAAAAATTGGTCTCTAGTTGATGGGGTCATGTTATTTACCTATTTTGATGTTGGTATCAATAAAATCATCAATAATACGTTTAATGCTAATACCTGTCTTTTGTTTTACTGCTTTTAAAAACTTGTACGCTCTTGGTGAAACTCTAATTGACTTATCATTATCTTTCATATTTTAACCATCCTTTCTAATGGATAATTTACCACTATATACTACGAATGTCAAGAAATATCTTTAATCCTAGTTATTTTACCACTAAATATCTCCACACACGCCACGATTAAATCCATATCCTCATCGTCGAATCCGTGGTATATCTGCCATTGCACACGATTCATAATAAATGTTTCCAGTGCCTATTAAATATTATAGAAGTAATAGTATTTCTACTTACTGGAAATAATTTAGACAAATCTGTTTTTGTGTATAATCCAGTTTTGTATAATCTTCTAATACTTAAAACATCTTTATTTTTTAATTTTGCGTTATATTGCATTTCTCCCTTGATAGGATTCATAAGATTATTTTTGAAAGCATGTATTACATTATGTTTACTTGTACACCATTCAAGGTTCTTATAAATATTATTTAACTTATTACCATCCTTATGATTTATAATTTCAAATCTATTTGTATTTTTTATAAAATTCCTAG